GAGCAACACGATTTGCTTTAGCAATGATCTGACGTTGAACTTCAGGAGTTTCGTTGTGTAAGTTCTTCATAATAGATTTATCAGGGCAAGTACCAGCAATACTTTCTCGTCTTGCTGAATCATAACCGTTTCGATCAATTCTCATAAACTCTACTGCTTCTTGCAATCGGATTTTCTTTAACAGTTTAACATCTTTCCGAACTTTAATCTGTGTAGGATGAAGACCACGCTTTAGAAGCCACTTCTCATGATTTACCATAACAAACCTCCGCTACATATTCAAATCTTATTATGCAATTGATCGTTTGTCAATAGTGATGTTATTTCTTCAGAATGCGCTCAAATATAGATAAAACTTTGTGCTTTGGTTGATCATTACAAACAAAATCCGCACTAGCAGGTCTGAACATATACTTCAACCATTTAATCATTCTTGAACTCCTTAAATGTAAGGTATGAATTGCTTTTTGCTATGTCTTTGCAAAGTTCTTTAAACAATGGTGGGACATCTAACAATAAGTCAAGTTTCTGCGAAAACTCGGTTGCAGTGAGCAACCGAGCCTCTGATAAGTTTAGAAGATTTTGAACATCTTCATTTAACCATGTAGGTTTACACATATCTAAGAGCAACCACTCTATTTCTAGAATAGACACCAACACCTACACGACGATTGTGATTACCTGAGATCATAATGATATTGCCAATGTTGTCATAACCTTTGACAATGCCAACATGATGACCTCCTTTTCGCTTCGTTACGGCTACACAGTTAGTACAACCATAATATGCCGCACGACCACGCTGCACATATGAAATTGCTCTACGGTCTGAACCACCGACTAATTTATTCACGAAGTCTGCGCACCATAGTCTGGGAGGCAATCCAAGTTGATAAGCATTAGATCCAATATAATTGGAAGCCATTCCAACAAGATCACCTCCGTATTGACCACGACTAGTACGAGCAAAATTATTTCTAATAGTTTCTTGCTGTACGGTTTTTGCTTCTTTATCTCTTGCAAAAAACTGAGCATTAGACTCATCTTCTGATCGAGTATAAACTTGCTGTGGTTGCTCGACTGGTTTCACTTTCTGTCTTTGCTGTCGAACAACCTTTATTTTCTTATTTGTATGCTTTTTTACTTTTTTCTTTTGACTATAATGATAGCCCTTATTTGGTTTAGCTTCTGCCAAAATAGGCGTTAACCAAACCGATCCTAACGATAAAGCTAGGATGAGGATAAGTTTTTTCATTACTGATTCCTTTTTCTCTTGTCATGTCATTATTTCAAGATTTGCATCTTCAACTTAGTTTTACCTTTGCTGATAAATCCTAGATGACGAGCTACGCCTCTCGAAACATCTAACCCTGTGCCCTTAACAAAAGGACCTCTGTCATTGACAGTGACAACTATAGACTTCCCATTGTTGGGGTTAGTCAGTTTAAGTTTTGTCCCAAATGGTAGGGTTCGATGTGCGACTGTGAATCCATTTGGGTCGAAGCGTTGTCCACTAGCAGTATATTTACCTTTTTGATACCAACTAGCAACAACAAGTAAATCTGAAGAGTACCATTCTCTACTTTGAGCTGAGAATGGTACTGCAATCAGAAATAATACAACTAAACTATAAATACTTTTAGTCATAAACTTATTTATTATCTGAACGATACTTAAGATACTCTTCTTTCCAAACTCTCCAGGCGTTTAAACCAACTACCTTACCAAACCTATTTTGAAAGTCAATCTTTTTCTTGCGAACTTTGCGCTTTGGATCCATCATTTAAGTCACTCCATAAAGAAAAAATGAGAGCTAACCGTGGGCTCTCGCGGGCTATTTTTGGTTGCCACCCATAGTCATCCTATTACTTATTCAGCAACAAGACCTGCTGCCTGAGCACCAAGCGCTGCAATACCTGCAGCAATAACTTCTCGTGTAGGAGAACCAAGCTCATACTTCCTAACTTCCTTGCCCTTGGCATTAAAGTACTTATCAAGATAGATTGGATAACCCTTACTGCGAATTGCATGTACAGTTGCTGTTGGATTTGAAATCCTGAACCGTGCTGCAATCTGCTTAGCAGTAAGTGCTTCACCATTAGCAAAAGTATTAATAAGGTTTTCAATCTTTGAACCAGTCATTTCACGTCTCCATATTAAAGGCCTATTGGTTGCCTAATGCAGCGGCCTAAATTGCATTAGACTAATATACTAACAAGTTTAGATCAAAATGTCAACCGTTTATTCTCGCGGGAGATAAACTGCGTCCATGCGACATTGCTTGTATATGTCATAACCTACACTGGAAAGAAACTCATGTGCAGGAGAAGGACGACCACCTGTTTCAACTACAATAACCGGTCTAAACTTGGTAATAGTTTCTCTTGCACCAATAAGTGCTTCAAGTTCATACAGTTCAATGTCTAGATGGATAAGATCACAACTATCAAGTTGTAATGCATCGATGGTAGTTAGTTCAACCAATGAAAGCAGTTCTCGAGGAACATTGGGTGCAATTTGAGCCATATTGGCTACTCTATGCATACCTGCATTGTTTGGTGCAACCTTTACCAGAACTTTTGTTTCGGCATTTGATCCAAGACCTTTTTGAATCTTGGTAACATTTTCTTGATTGCAATTATAATCTAGACAAAAGAAATTGTCAACATCTGGCTCGAAAGTATAGACCTTTTGAAACTTACCGGCATAGTAATAAGGAACCATTCCCATACAACCACCAGCTTGTACTACAGTTCCGAAGTTCTTTACCTTTTCCATCCACACATGTGTATCTTGTGCAAGATCTAGAATAGGACCATCAATTGGAACACCATTAAAGATGGCTCCAAAAGCACCCTGGTCACTCTTTAACCAAAGCAAAGAAGGCAATCCGCAAATATTATTTGTATCACGCATTTCAAACTTTTCTGCATCATAACTCATTATCATTCTCCATTGTTATAGCATTCTTTTAGTCTCTTCAGACCTTTGGAATGAAGTTTCAAACCAACAAACTCATTATAATAAGAATCAGTAAGTAATACTTTTCTTTCAATTTGCTCAGATGCTTCTAGATAAGACATCTCAGATTTATTATAACATAAATGCAAAATTTGTCTACCGAAATTAAGTGCACCTAGTTCTTCTACTAATCTTTTTACTTCTTCAGAACTACCGTAGTAAGTTTTCCAATCACTTTCTACTCTGAATCTTTTTTTCTTTTTGTTGACTTGTCTAGTTTTTGAACTGGTGAATAACTTTTTGCCTATGTATTTCTTGCCATTACTTTTGTTAGTAATACAATACACAAACCCACAAAAAGTATCTATGTCTTCCGAATCAAAACTTTTGTCATCATAAATCCATGGATTTTCATAACTCATAGTGAGAACTCCTTCATTCTCACTATTTATAGAGAGTTATGAATTATCCTCTTCCCACTCGTAATCCACTAGACGATCTCCATGTTCTAGTTTATTACCACAGAATGGGCAAAAATCTGGTGTAGCAATGAAATCATAATCTACATTGAACTCTGCATCACATTCTTCACACACATATTCTTTATCCATGTTGTTAACCTTTATTTGTTACTGGAACTGTATTCTTTAGGAAGTCATCATGAGAATAACTCACACCTCTAGACTGCGTAGGGCATGTTAGGTATGTACAAACATATCCTATCGAACCAGAGCCAATGTTTATCCCACATACCTTGCAGTTTGTAGTTATAGTAGGAATTGGTATATTTGGAGACATTAAACTATCGTTGTCTCTAGCGGCATGAAATCCTGCTGAATAACCATCTTTAAACCCGTCACGGTATCCATTCTTATATTCATCATTTGACATTATTTAAACTCCACAAAAGAATATATATTAGATTCAAGCATTTGTATGTTCCCATTTTATAATTTCAAATGTTCCATTATGATGCTCGACAAGAGCTGTACATGATTCAACCCAATCTCCACAATTCATATAGGTTACTCCATCTATATCTCTTATATTTGCATGATGGATATGCCCACAGATAATACCATCCAATCCTTTATTCTTGACATACTTTGTTAAAGTTTCTTCATAGTCCCCAATAAAGTTTACTGATTCTTTGACTGTGTTCTTAAGATATGCAGACAAAGACCAATGAGACATACCAAACAAGCTTCTAACTCTATTGAGCACGATACTTATAGATATGCTAACATCATATGCCCATGAACCTAGATGAGCTAACCACTTAGCATTTCGCATAACAATATCGAACTGATCTCCATGAGTAACGAGATACAGTTTACCATTTGCTCCAATATGGATCGCTTCTTGTAATATGATAATATGGCCAAATTCATTATCACAGTAATCACGCATTACTTCATCATGATTACCAGGTATATAAACTATTTCTGTACCTTTTCTTGCCCTACGCAATAATTTTTGAACAACGTCATTATGAAATTGCGACCATATTGTTTTCTTTGACATAGCCCAACAATCAACAATATCTCCAACCAAATATATTTTATCACACTCAAATGTTTTCATAAAGTCGAGCAATTGATCTGCTCTACTCATCTTTGTGCCTAAATGGATATCGGAAATGAATACTGTTTTATACGACTTCATCTAAAATCCTTGTAATCGTTGGAATAAGATTTATTGCGAAAAGTTACGTACAAATAATTTATCAGATACAACCAAGTTGTTTTAAATACGCCTTGTTTCTGTAGTCTTCTTGAAGATGAATAGAGATTTAAATTCATGACTAGTTTTATCTTACCGTACTCATATAATCTTTTAGCTGTCATAGTATCTTCACCATAGAAAGCTATAGAAGTATCATAGCCATTTAATTCATCAAGATATTTCTTTTTGATTAAACAATTGCCACCTTGCAAGAAAACACCTACAAAAAGGTTGCTAATATATGCAATATAATAATAGAATCTTGTAGCAATTCTTAACCAAACACTTCCATCATCATAAACAAGAGGTCCAGTCACAGCTGCTACATTTTCAGGTTGAATATTCTTTAATGCAATATTAACCCAATACTCTGGTAACCGAGAATCAGCATCAATATTTGCAATCAAATCGTACTTTGCATTTTCA